GGGGCCATTTGGAGTCTTCCCGAGCAACCCCACCCCCCTCACGGGGGGATTTTATGCTCGGGACCGGTCCGGGTGACTACCGGACCGGTGGGTAGGCTTAATAGGCCGCCCCAACAGAGGTCAGGGGTAGTCTTGGCTGGGGGGAGCGCGTTAAGGCAAAAGCCACCCGCCCCGAATCCCAGGGACTACCACCGCTAAAGGGGTGTCACTCCTTTAGCTCGGCCTCTGCCCACACGGAGACCACACAGGGGGACAACCCCTGTGGCCCGCACTCCCCACATACCCCGGAAAACCCGGTACAGTGGGTGTAACTATCCTCCCAAGGTTACGTCCCCCAGCAGAAGTGCCAGGAGACCATACCTGCCCCTAAGGGGCGAATCACCAGACAACCCCGGAAAACCCGGTGAGTCTGGCCTGTGGGACAGCACTAAATGCTGTGAGATAGACAGTGCGGAGATCCCGCCTGACCAGCAGTAAGGCTCCCAGGTTTCTGGTAGCAGTCGGATTGGTTACCGCCGCGCCGTCGCCCTGGGGCCCACTCCTAGCCCCAAGTTCACAACTTGGCTGCCCAATACCGAAGGGTATAGAGCATTGGCATAGGTGGACTAAACCTCCCATAAAGGGAGGGGTTGTCCCCCTTCAGGACAGAGGCTCCGATCTCTCGGCAAGCCCGCGCGAGGCGGGAGAAAGACCTGACCCTCCGTTCCCGCCTACCTAGTCCTCACGAACTCTCCCGGAGGGGGTCAACAACCACCTCTGAGATAATATCGAGGTCGGGCGACTGCCCGTCGACGATAGAGGAGAAGCCGAGCGCGTGAATACGCCCAACAGCCTCCTCAAAGTCCGAGTAGACTTGGAAGAGCGGGATGGTCATTACTTCCCACCCCGTACCACCTGCAGCACGGGTCCGGGTAACGGCCTCAAGAAGGTCCTGATAAACAAGACCCTCCAGGGACCGCGGACCGGACTCAAGAGACTTCTGGACCAGCGAACGAACGGCCATGGAAAAGATCTCCAGGCCATGAGACTGAAGAAAATCAAACTCTTCAGCCTCCGTAGCCCCAGAACTCCGGAGGACAAATTCCACCGGAGTGATGAGGCGCTGGAAAAGAAGGGTTGCGAGTTCGCAATCACGAGCTCTCAGCTCCATCTGACGACAGAGCTTCTTCCTCCTCCCCAGACGCCGGGCCAGACTCCCAACCGAACCAGGAATCCCAGAAACGGGTACAAACCCCTTCCTGGCCTCACCGGCAATAGACGACACCAGAAGGCTTACGTCTCCTAGATTGCCTACCACCGATGAAACCGGGTAAGGAGTAACTTCCACACCCCGGTACAGGTACCGCTTCGCGAACTCACACACCTCACTAGAGATGTACGACTTGCTGGCAGAGATCCCAATACCAAGGGAGCGGATTCGCTCCTGGTACAGCTCCCCAATCCGGGAGTCACCGATCAGGATATCGTCCCCAAGGAGGACGTACCTAGCCTTCGACCACCGGATGCCAAGGGTATGGCAGCACCAGAATACCACAAAGTGGTGAGCTAGTGCAAAGGACCCCCAAGAGGAATAAAACCCCATTGGGTTTCCGACGGAGTACTTCACTTGGACTCCGCCGGGAGTGACGAACGGGTAACCGACCATCACGTCCCGCCACGCCTCGACGTATCTCTTAGGGAGAGCGCCTCCGAGGACCTCAGAAATCAGACCAATAGGGAAACGGTCTGTCGCTGAGGTAAGGTCCACAGAGTAGAGGGTAATACCCCCTGGCCAAGTGGACACTTTGTCAACGAAGGATCCCTGGGCGAATGTCACATCTTGGGTGAGCTTACGCAGAATGCGAAAAACTCACACATGAAGGGGGCGGAGGGCTGCCTGGGACCAATAGTCCCCAATAGCAATCACCCGCGTCTTCCCCTCCTTGTCCTCAATCCCAACGATCTTCCGAGTGGTGACGCCCTGATCCGTCCCTAGGACGCGATAGGGGCCGCCGACGCGGAGGGCGGGAAGGAGTCCAAGAAGGGTCTCCATATTTTTACGGAGACCCACTCCGCCAATCTCCCAAATACTCTCGAGCAGAGGCCCCGGAAGGGAGCCAAGCTCGCTTAGAGCACTAAGGATGGCAGGACCCTTTGCAGGGCCCGCCTTAACGGAGAAGTGATACTTCTGCCAAAGGGGCACAAGCGTAAGGCTCAGCCTTGTACGTTGCCGCACCGCCACCCAAAAGGGAGCGATACAGTCACGCCAGGAACCAAGATCCGTCTGAATCGACGGATCCGTGATCGAGGAAACATCTACCTTCACAGGGAGATGAAATCCTCGGAGACAGGTTAGTGCTGTGAGGGTAAACCGGATAACCGGCCCCTCCTTTTGCAGGACAACCCTAGACCCCGAGGATCCAAGAGCACGGACGATTCACTTCCGGAGCTTGCCTTCCTGGACAGAGCCAGGGGGGGACCCCAGGTAGCGGAGGTAACCATGGCGGACGGCCTTAATTCAGGCAAGCCCACCCGGCACCCCCCGCGTCACTAGGACCCTCCGGATCCTGTCCAGGAACCGGGCGTACCTATTTAGACTACCCGCAGTAGGGAGAAACTCCCCCCTTGCCCAGTCGAGGATGCACCGGATAACCTCCCAGCGAGCTGGAAGAGCACTCTTACGAGAACGCTTAACTGGAACGCGTTTGCGGTTGTCCTGCATTAACGGGGGTAGGTAGTTCAGGTTTGATCCTAAACCAACTGCACTGCAACCAGGCTTGTGAGCTGCCCTAATGGGCTTACTAGAGGGAAGCTTACGTGGGAGAAGCATTGGGCATGGTGACTCCAGGAACCTCATGGGGCTCAACCGGCCATGTCATACTCACGGCCCACTTGGGCACTAGCTTACCAACTAGGACACCTACAAGTAACCGGTAGCGGGACCTTCCTCACCAGCCCACCTCCTAGAGTAGGGAGCCCTCTAGTACCATTTTACATGCCCCGGACCCAGGCTAACCCCTGGATAACCGGATAAAGGTCTTTAACCAAGCATGTGGACTAAAGGGACCCCTGCGCACAGCGGCTACTGTGCCACCAGGGGGGGGGCCGGTAAAGCGGTCCTCCAGCTGCCGAGACCAAAAAAGAAACTGGCCTCGTCAACCAGTTCCCCCAGGGGGATCTTCCCGCGATTCAAGGAAGGGCGTCCGGTAGGCTTTCGGCCTGCCGGTAATCCAGTTACCCGAGTTATGTCGGTTACTGGTCCGCCGTATCCCAGTCCTCGCGGGAGGGGGCCCCTGGGAGTAGGCGCCAATTAAG